TATTCCACTAATATGCATTACCTGAAGTCCTGTATAAGCAATTCTTCTTTCTTTTAATAAAAACATTGATAATCTAAATTTTTTTGAATCCAATCCTGTCTTTGATTTATTAAGTAATAATTCTATTATTTCTGGATTCTTTTTAGTAATATGTGGGCATGTACTACAAAACATAGATAAAACTTGCTTTGCAAATAGTAAAGGATTTACTCCCTCCAGCTCTATACCAGCTATATCATTATTTTTCTCTATTATTTGAGGAAGTAATACATGAATCGTATTAGCAAATTTTATATACTCATTTCCATAATATTTTCCAGTCAAATTATTACATCTTTGACACAAAGAATATTTTCCCATTCCTTTTTGCTTTTGAACATATTTCAAATTAGAACAATCCCACGGCATTCTATCTGACTCGCACATTAACTTTAGTATTTCATCTCCTTCTATTGACTTTGCACATTCAAAGTTAAAAGCTTTATGTGGTGGTATATGCTCGAATGATAGCTCCCCTTCCTCTTGACATATATGACATCTTCCTTTTTTCATTTACCCATTTCCTTAAATTTTTTTCTTTTATTATATCATGCAATATATAAAATACCCATATAAAAATTAACTTTTTTACACTTCCGCCGATTTTTCGCCGTTTTTTAAAAAACATAAAAAAAGAAGCAAAGCTTGTAAGCCTTGCTATTTTTGGTTGCGGGGGTAAGACTCGAACTTACGACCTTCGGGTTATGAGGACTAGTTCGGCATTTTCTACAATTCAGTAAAATCAAGGTTTTGCCTTATTTTTCAATACTTATCCGCCTTTTTATAAATTCTTAAAAAAGCATAAAAACACACTGTTTTTGATATAAATTACGCTAAAATTACGCTAAAAAAATAGAGTAGGTTTTTCTCTAAACCTACTCTTGTATTTTGCCCCTAGATTTATTTGGTAGGACGGCGTACCCTACATCTCTTTTCACTACCCTTGAAGTTTTAGTTTCTTCTCTTGGCGTGATAGTTGCCACTTTCTATCCTCAAATAATCTAGTTGCTCCAGACGAATATATTATAACATATTATATTTTGCTCTGCAACCTGATTTTTTCGCTATTTTCCGCCAAAAATCGACCTTCGAGAATCGATTTTAAGCCTTTTTTAAATTCAAGACAACATGTTATATTCCTTGATTTTAGGCTATATTAGTATATTTATAGTCTCATAACCTGCTATTCCGTCTACTACTTTATTGTTGTCTCTTTGGAACTGTTTTACAACTCTTTCTGTGTCTTTTCCATATTTGCCATCTATTACTAAACTATATCCTTTATGATTTACTAATCTGTCTTGTACCCATCTTGCTAATTCGTTTGCTTTATAATTTCTTATAGGATAATTTCTCATAGCTTTTTCTGTTAGTGGTCCTTTTATTCCATCTTCAGCAAGTCCTGCATTGTAGCTTACGTTGTATGCGTGTTGTAAGCTTCTTATTACTTCTGCCTTATCATTAACAGGTACTACTGGATTTACTGGTGCTTGTCCATTTACTATCTCATCAAATTTAAAGTTTGCCCCAGGGCAAGAAGTCTTACACAAATCTCTATGTCCACAGAATTTTATATCTGGATATATACTTCTTATGTAAGATGCTAACCATTTACCTGATTCTACTTGTTCAGGTGTCATCTGTTCTTTATCAAAGTTACCTTCAAAACACATACCTATACTGTCTGAGTTTGAACCATATGCATGAGCTCCTACTGTATCAAGTGGACGTCCTTCATATATTAAACCATCTTTTCTTATATAGAAGTGATATCCTATACCAGCCCATCCATTTGTGTTTTTATGATAATTATGTATTGTTTCTACTGACTGTAAAACAGTTACTCCACTATTATGCCATACTGCCTTTGTTGTTTTTGTTCTTTTAGTTAATGCTCCAAAAACTAAATTTGTTTTAATTATATTCATATTATTTTTCCTCCTTTTTTTGATAATCTAATGCTTTCTTAATTTCGTCAAATGTTGTTTGTACAAACTTTTCTATTGTAGAACTGGTTACTATAATGTTAAATGGAAATGGTAGTTTTACTATTATTCCATTTACTACTGTGTTGAACTTTTCTTTGTTATCTTCTAGTTCTTCTTCTACTCTTACAATTAAGTCTATAGCTGTTTGTCTTAAACCACTTTTGTAGATTTTCCAAGCAATAAATAAAACAGCAATCAATGCGATTACTGCTACTGCAATAATATTTGTAATTTCCATATTTACTCTCCTTTCTACTTATGATATTCGCTCATTTTTTCTTCAATATGTTTTATTTCGTTTTCTACTACAGGCATTCTTTTAGCAAAATTGTTATGTTCTCTTACTTCTCTTGTAAGTTCTTCTATTTTTGTATCTGTTACTGCTTGATTTTTTGTTACTTCTAATTTAAAATCGTTTACTAGTTTTTTATTACTGCTAGAATTAGCAATTAAACTAGCACCAAAAGAAAATAATCCTGTAATTACTGCTATAATTATTCCTTCAGTCACCTACGCCACCCCCTTGCCATAATATTGTACTTCCATATTACTTGGTTGTATTGTAGTGTCTATTTCTATTATTGTTGTTCCTTTGAATGTTGGTATTGGTGGTAATTCGTGTTCTTTGAAAGAAATGTATTCATTTTCTTTTAATGGTTCGTTTAGATAAATATTTGTTATATTTACATTCCCTAATTCATCACTTACTTTTATAGGTATTTTATAACCAAATGGTTCATATTCTGTCACTTTATTATTCTTTTCAATTTGGAACTTATTAAATTTTACATAACCTGTATCGGCAGCATTTAAGTAAAATCTAAAAGCCACTATTTTTTCGCTAAACACTAAAGCGTTATACCCTAGAGAAGGGGTTATCTGTTTAGTATAATACGTTCCACTCTCTCCTCTAAATTGTAATTGAATATTTCCTGTGCTTGTAGTGTATTCCAATGTATCAGCACTAAAATAATAAGTACCTACATCAAAGTCTATATCATCAAATTCTGAATATCTTTTTAAAAGAGTTCCGTTCTCATCAAATACATTTTGCAATACAATATTTCCATCTTCATCTTTTGTGGCAAACTCGTTTAAACACTCATCTACATTTATTAAATTCTTTGTCTTTTCTCCAACGCTTTCAACTTCAATAGGATTTTCAGTTGTAGGCGTTCCGTTTTGCACACTGTTTCCATATATCTTATAATCTATTAAATCTTCACCTTTGCATTTTAAAGTAAGCGGTGGAATGCCCGACCTAGTTAGTAATTTCCAAGCTTCATAAACTACAACATTATTAAACTTTACCCATTGCATTTCTTCATTGTTGAAGTCTACAAAATCTAATTTCTTTGTATTTATATTCATATTACACCTCCGTTGAGATGTTTAGACCTATTTCGCCATCTTCATTAGTAGATGTCCACATTTTTGCTATTCCAGCTTTAGTAATGCTTGCAACATCTGTATTTTTAATGAAATTATTACTTCCAATTGCTCTTAATTTAGTTCTATCCCATACTAAAACTTGTCCTTCTTGGAGATTTAATTCATCATCTCTAGTAAGTAATGGTTGTTCATCTCCAACATCTCCAACATAAGCAGTTCCATCTGCTTTAAATCCCAACCTACCGCTTGCTAATCCGTTATATAATAATGCGATTAATCCTGCAAATTGTTCTTCTGTCATTCCTCCTACAGCTTTATCTCTCAAAATAATTTCATCTTTTTCTGTATATACTTGTTCAGCATGTGTTTCATACGATTCTCCGTTTTGAACTATATCTCCATTAACTGTTAAAATACCATTTATTGTTTGTGGTGCGTTAAAATTATTATTTTGATTTGTTTTAGCAAAATTACTATCATTTACTAACTCGCTTGTTTTAGTAGGTTTAATACTATCAGCATAGTCTTTAGCTTCTTGTAAATTATTATCTAATGTAGGTTGTATTTGTTCTGTTACTTTTTGAACTGTTATGTCAGATATTTCTTGTTTATCTTCTTCTGTGAAATAATCTTGTCCTTTTACTGGAGTATAACCATCTTCGCCTTGTTCTCCTTTTTCTCCTTGCTCACCTTTCTCGCCTTGCTCGCCTTGCTCACCCTTTTCGCCTTGTTCGCCTTTTAAGAAATCTATTTTTACGTCTACCCCTGGTTCTTCTCTTGAATCATCAGTTTTTGATTCTATTACTAAATCTTCCATTATTCATTACCTCCCCATGTTACTTCTTCTTCAAGGGATATTGTTCCTTCTATTAACGTTTTAACTAGTTCTTTTGGATTTATTGATTTAAGTTCTATATCATAAAAATATTCCCCATAATCAAGATTTTTTGTATCTTTTGATTCCATTGTTATGTGATAATATCCATCTTCTTGAAGTTCAATTCCGCTACCTATTCTTTTTTGTAATACATGTTCCAATACATTAGTACTTGTTTTCATTGTAAAATAAAGTTTTTCTGAATTAGTAAGTATAATTTCATTCCCTTCTTTGTCTTTTATCTTAAACTTCTTTAAATTATACGTATCCCCTCTTTTAAAATTATAATCAATAACTTTTGTCATTTATTTCACTTCCTTTCCCACTAAATTTAAACTTACACTACAACCTTTTTTATATTAATTATCATATGTTACCCCTTTAAACTTTATATGAAGCATTAATAAATATTAATTTACCTATATTTACATTTGCACATTGTACTGCTCCACTCTTACTAACAGCTACATAAGGGTCCGTTGTTCCACTACCATTTATTGTTGCAGGTAAAAAAATTGTTCCTGCTGGTCGATATTTTTCAGGTAATGTTAAAATTGTTGTTGTTGTTCCGTTTCTAACTGTTAAACACAAATGCACTATATTTTTATCTTTAAATATTTGGCAGCTATTATATTGTTCCCAGCCATTTTCAAGATTTACACTTATATTTTCATCACCTTCCCATTCATCCCAAACACCACCTTGACATATTCTTTCAAATGAACCATTACTATTGTCTTGAGTATAAAAAATTTGCTTTTTGTAATTATTATCATATTCATATATCAAAGTTATACAATAACCATTTGTGGTAACAGGTTTATTTAACGCATTACCCCCTGCGTAAACTACTCCATTTTCGTTTATTTTATTTAAGTCTCCTTGATAAACACGAATAGTTTCTGGTATATTTATCTGATATAATAATGTTGCTGTATCTGTAGGTGCTTCAAATTCAAGCAAAGTTACACTTCTTGAATTAGGTAAATCTTGATTAATAATATCTACAAACACCCTATTTACTACGCTCGGGTGATAATATATTTCTAAAAAAGTATTATCATTTTCTTTTACAAGTCTTGCTTTAGTAATACTTAAAGCTCCTTGAACTGAATTTATAACACTAATTTTCTGTATTGTATAAGAAATATTTACCGCCAAAATTATAGAACAGTTATTAGAATTAGAATAAGATGTATTCAAATTAACTATAAACGATTTAGCATATGTTCCTGCATTATTATATTTAGCCACTCTATACCAACCTGCTACATTTAAGTTTTTTGATATAACCATTTTATCTAGCTTCGTATTTATTGCCGTTTCTGTACCATTTTGTTTTTCTTTCAAATAACTTATTAAATAATCTAAGTAATCTTTTATTTCTATATTATCTAAGTCGTATCTTCTAATTAAGTCTTGTATTGTCTGTGGTTGCTGTTTGTCTTGGTTATCAATTTGCTTTTTTCTTTTTATTTTCTGTATCATACATTTCCTCCATATAATAAAGCACCTACTCTTTCGAGTAAGTGCTTTTGTCAAAGCCAAACTAAATATTTTTGTCTAAATTAACTAATTCTTCTTGTGTCTCAGGAATAATATCTCTATTAATAGTTCTTATTGAACCATTTTTTAAAATAGCTAAACATTCTTCACTCTCTATTGATATTTTTCTAATATTCTTAAGATTAGAATAATCTAACAAATGTACGCTATTACACAATCTTATTAGCTCTTCTGTTTTCTCCTGTTCTTTTTGATATTTTTTTATATAACCATAAATAAATATCCCCATAATTACCAATGCTAATACTTCACTATCATCAATATTTAATAATTTATTTAATTCCCTAGCGATTTCACTAAATGTTGCCGTAAAAGCATAAACTATGAATAAAGATAAAAAGACATCAATTATATTACTCAACAATCTCTTAAACATAATCATACAACTCCCTTCTTAATTACATAATATCATAATTTGTCTAAAAAAGTTGTCATAATTTGCTGTCGAATTATGTCGATTGGGTTTACCAGGTAACTTTACCATCTTTGTATACTGTAAATCCACTTAATTTGTCATATATTTCTAGTTTTTCTTTTTTAGTAATTTTTAGTCTATTTACATAGTTAGCTAGTTTGCTTTTTTCACTAGATGTCAACGAATATTTCATTCCTAGCAATAATAACTTTTGCTCATAAGTTGCATTCATTTTATTAACATATTCATAAGTTTTTTTCTTTGCACTTCCACTTACTGACTTACCATCAACTGTACCATCTTCCTTTTTATCTGATGCAAATTCGCCATTACTTTCAGCTAATTTGTATGCCATATAACTGTTAATATTTAGTCCTGATTTCTTAATTATTTCATAAGTTTCGTTACCCTCTCCTACAACATAATTTTCATATAAAGCTCTTTTTTCTTTGTCAGTATAGTTAGCATTTAATATTACTTCTGTTTTTTCACTATCTTTCTTCATGTCTTCCGTTTTGAATTTGTAGTCATAATATGAATTTGCTTTTACACTTTCTAAAATCTTTCTTAATTTTTCATATTCTTTTGAGTCTATTTTTAACACATCATATTTAGCTTTAGAATAAGAATCACTAACTATCTCATTTATTACGCTTGCTTTTTGCTCATCAGTTAGTTTTTTATAATCTTTGTTATTTAATAGACTGTTAAGTGTATTTTCAACGTAATCTCCTGAAACCTTTTGGAACTCACTTCTTTGTTCAGATGTCATTGTTACTTTTTCACCCTTACTATTAATGTAGTAAGGGGCTGTTCTTGGGAATATCGTTGTATCGCCTGTTTCCATATAAACGTCATAAATTTCCTTGCCAGATTTGCTTAATTGTCCTTTATTAGTGTTTGCTGGATTGAACATTACATTGAATATATTATTTTCTCCACCATATTTTTGTATTTCATTTCCTAGTGTATCTCTTGAAACAGGTAAAGTTTTGCTTGCAATTGGTATCTTAGCAATTACTGAATTCACAGCACTTTTAAAAGGTTTTCCATATTCAAAAGATATTCTTTGTGTTCCATCTACCATATCTGCTATTTGCTTACTTAATGTAGGAATTGCTCTCGCTGGTAATTCTAAAATAGCTTGTGATAAATTTTCTAATGTAGTACCACTACCATTTAATACAGTATTTAAACTTTGCATAAAAGATTGCTCTAACAACTGCTCTGTTCCTATACTCATTGATTTCCAAAACTTTTCTAAAACATTTGCATCTGGATTGTCTTTGCTGTATTTTACATAGTTAGACATAATTGCTATTGGTGTTGCTATTGGTTGAGCCCAATCATAAGAAAAAGTTTTGTCTCCGATTTTTATAGAATAACTGTTAATTCCTAAAGAGTTCTTCATAAAGTTCTTTACATCTTTGTCATCATCTGCTTCTCCTGATGCTATTCCTGCACTTGCTAAAGCGCAGCCTAATACATACAAGAAACTTCCTGCCATTCCTTTTCCTATATTTTGAACTACTTTGTGCTGTAATTGTGGTGTGTATTGACCATTTTCTAAAGAATTATTTAATTTCCTTACATCTGTTGCGAGAACTTTTACTAATCTTACTGGCGAATAATCAACTATTGCCTTTGTTAAGTTCGCTGGTGTTTTAGCAAAAGGAATTAAAACATCACCTAATCCATAGCCTTTCCCAAAGTTTAACTTTTTCCTTATTCCTAAAACAGTATTGGTATATGCATTATTATCTTGCCAAGTCCTTTGTAATGCTTCATTTGTTGCTATATCTATCATATCTTGTGTTACTTCTGTGGTTTTGTTTAAAGTTAATTGATTATTTATAGAGTTGGTAAATGCTGCTTCATAAAAACCCCTATCTCCTGCATCTAACATAAATGATAATATATTGTCTACTCTATTTAGTGCTTTTCCTATACCTTTATTTTTAAAACTTTTACCTTCTGTTACTTCAAATCTGTTTCCTTCTATATTCCTTGTGTTTATGCCTTTTCTAAAATCATTATAAGATTCACGCAAACCTTTTCCAAACCCTTTAGCATAACTTTTTAAACTTGTGTTTCCTGTTGTTCTTACTCCAGTTTTCTTTGATATCATTCTGTCGATTCCTGCTGATACACTATCACTAAACATATTTATTGGTAATATAACAGTATTTCCTGCTATATTTCTTACTTGTGTTTTAGGATTGAATAGCATTGATATTCTCATCCAAGCTTTAAGACTTTGGCTTTTCGTTGTTGGAATTTTATCTGTTATAATTTTTTGAACTTCAGCTAATTTAACTTTCTTGTCATAACCATCTTGCATTTTTGAAACATCTTGCATTATATCTAATATACTTTGAGTTTCTTCTGGTGTTAAATCAAAATTAGATTGATTTTTTTCAATCCATTCTTTTGATTTTCCTTGTACCATTTTATTATATGCTTCATTCAATTCGCTTTGTGCATAATAAAACATACCTTCTGGTGTCAACCTTGAAAGTATGTTATAGGCTTGTACTGTTTGTCCTGCTGTTGTTCCTATGTCGCGCATTTTCTTTGCTACCTTAACAGCGTTTTCATAGTCACCAACGTCTTGATATTGTTTTAATAATATCCATCCTTTTGCTACATCTTCTGCATTAGCGTTTTCACTTTTTTTCCAATACCAATCGTTTGTTTCTGACTGTCCATTTTCTTTTAGCTTATTGTACGCTTTTTCTAATGTTTCAACATTAGTTATCCCTTTATAGTATTGTATATTTTCTTCTTTAGACATTTCTTGCCTTAAGCCTTCATTTAAAAATTCTGATGTTTTAGTAACGTTCCTATAAAAACTACTTACCCTATCTCCGTTCTGGTAATTTTTATTATTTAATTTCGGTGTCGTACTTGCATCTTCTTGAGTTAACTTAGATATTTCAATAGGATTTAATGTTTTCTTGTCATTTGCTAATTTTTCTAATACTTCAGCTACTTTATTTTCTTGTTCTACTTGACTACTTGTTTTTACTTCTGTTGTTCCTTCTCTTTCATATATTTTGTTTAATACTTGGTAATCTTTATCTGTTATTATATCCTTTTTTAAAGGTAACTTAAGCTCTTTTATTGTTTTTCCTGTGCCTATATTTCTATAGTTTTTCTCTAAATATTGTTGCCATTTTTGATTGTTTTTACTTACTGAATACCTAAACTGTGCTAATTCACTTTGTTTAGGAAACTCTCCATTTTTAAAATAATATTGTAAATCATTTATTATCTTACTTGCGGATGTTCCTTTTTTATATTCTGCACTATCATAAGAATATTTACTTCTATCTATATCAATATAAATCTCTCCATCAACACTATCTATATATTCACGTAATTTACTATATTGTTTCAAATTTGGCTCTATCTTTAGATTTATTCCACCACCTTCTGGAAGAATCCTAATATTCCCCATTGCTATAAAAGAATCCATATCTGTATCTATTTCATTTATTTGTCTATGGTCTAATGTCCTAGCTCCTGATGGTCCACCTTCATGCTTTCCAGAAAAATCAATTTGTTTTCCATTAATGTCTATGTATGCTGTTTCTTTGAAATTTGTTGTTGTACCAAAATGCTTTTCAGCTTGTTCAACTATTTCTTCACTGCTTCTTGTATCTTTTTCGTTTCCCATTAACAAACTATTTATAGCCTCTTGTTGCCCTTTGTATTTTTCATATTGTTCGTTATAATATCTTAATTTATTTGCATATTTATCGGATTTATCCATTATTTCTGTTGTTTCTGCTTTTTGTCTTTCCGAATAAACAAAATCATTTAATGCATTTTTAAATTCTTCTGTCTTTTGAAACTCTTTATATTCTTTTTGAAGAGCATTATACTCTATTAACATGTTTTCCTTGTTTTCAACTGCTTCGCTAAACGCTTTATTTAATTGTTCTGTATCCATATAGACATACTTATGCAGTTGTTTCTTAGCCTCTTCACTTAATTGTGTATTATTTTCAGATTCTTGCATAGAATATTTAGTAGTATTGACATTTTTATTTAAAGGTGCTATACTATTATTAATAGAATCCATACTACTAGATTTATTCGTTGAAACAGACGAATTTGACGTAGTATGGATTTTATTAATTTCATAAAAATGTTTGTTTCCATTTTTGTCTATTCCTATATTTATAGTTCCTTCAAAATTCTTACCGCCTAATTCAAAATTAAACTTGTAATATTCCCAACTTTTATATTTGCTATTTTCCTTTGTTGGTAAAGAAATAGTTTCTTTTTTAGCAACTTCTAACACATTTTTTAATTCTGGGGTAAGTTTCATTTTTTCACTTATATATTTAGTCTGTTGCTTAGGATTGGTATATTTATTTATTCCTTTATTATCTATAGTTGTTGTATCACTTTTATTTAATGTAGTTTCTCCTCTAAGATAATCTTGCATATACATCTTTGCTATTTTTGTATAATCTTTTTCATCTATTCCTTCAAATATATCTTGGTCGGTATCTACTTTTATATATTGATTTCCATTATTATCAGTTTTTATACTATATTTTAAGCTACTATTATTTTCTGTGTATTGTTGCTTAAATGCATTTTCAAATTTATTTTTTACATCTGTCCAATATAATTTTTCATTTTTATATCCAGTTAATTTGTTAATTTTATTTAGTTTATCTACTACCCAATCATATATTTTTTGTCCTAACGTTCTATCCTGCATTGTCAGGTTATTAATAAATTCTTGGTCTCCTAATTTATTTCCTAATATATCTGCTACTGTTTCATTATCAATTAATTCATTGAAATCTGCAGCATCTTTGTTGTATACTTTTGAATATGTTTCTACTAAGGCTTTTCTTGCCTCTTCATATCCTGTTTTTGTCTTGTCAAAACTTAAAACCAAATCTTTTAATTGAGTATATGAGTTTGAATCTTCAAAATCATGTATTAATTCATGTATCGTTAAATTTTGTATTGTTTTATTTGTATCTGCATTTGGATTAAACACAACTTCTCTTATCATATTTCCATTGCCGTCTTTAGTTTTTCTCCATAATGCTGATTGTGAGCTATTATTAAATAATTCCGCATCGAAGCTACCATTTATGTTTCTTTCTGCTAAAACTCTATTTATATTTTGTATATCGTTTGAATTTATATCTATATTATTATTTCTTGCTGTCTCTAGGAATTTGCTATTAATTGGTGTATTAAAACTTGCGTTATCATCTATAAGTTTTTGTGCCTCATTTAGCATTTTATTAGTATTACTATCTACCTTTTTATTTGTATAATAATCTCTATATTCATTTACATTTGCATTTTCTTTTATAGGTAATATATTTTGTTTTGTTGCTTGATTATTTTGACTTCTTGAAGCAATTCCACCTATCGTACCTGCAACTCCACCAGTTATTAAAGAAGTAACAGCTCCATCTATTCCACTTTGTAAAAATCTTTTTCTTATATTTTCCCAATTAGCTTTGTCTTTCCCTCCAGTTGTTTGTGCTACTAATTCACTTATAGGTTCTACAACAGCTTCTTCTAAAAAGTTTTCAGCAACATCTAAGCCATAATCTAGTAATGCACCTTTTATATTCTTTTTTAATAAACTTTTACCAACATTTGTTGTTAATTTTGCACCTACTGATTCTAACGAACCTTCTATTACACCCATTATAGTAGAATATCTATCAGCTTGCTTATCGTCCATTCCTCTTTGTTTTGCATCATTATAATAATTACCTTTTGCTGAACCTATAAAATATGCAACACCTGCAGGGCCACCAACTAATCCGTGGAGCCATTTGACCTATAGAAGGCATTATATTTCCTGCCAAATATTTTCCTACAGGATTACTTATGCTTTCTGCATTTTCCTGTATTTTTTTATTGTTTTCTTCTACCTTTGCCTGCATCTTTTCAAGATTTTTGTTAGTTTCTTCACGAATTTTATCTCCTGAAAGTAACTGATTTAACGAATTGTTTGTTCTTTTTTGTATTGCTTCTGCTACCTTTTCTGGATTTTTTTCTGCTTTTTTATTTAATATTCTATCTTCTATTCTATTAAATGTATCCCTTGTATTAGCTTGTATATTACTATTGCTTCTTATAAAGTTTTGTTGAAAACTATTTATACCATTTTTCAGTCCTAAAAAGGTGTTTTCTGTTATTTTTCCTGTATCACTAGCAGTATTTTTTATTCTATCCCATAAAGTTAGTCCATTTGCTTTTTTAAAACTACTTTTTTGTTCTTTTGAATCCATAGCATTTAATATATTTCTATATGTTGTAGTATGTTTAGAAGTATCTTTAGCACCTTCTTTATTTACTAATTCATTAAATTGCTGATTTACTTCTAGTACTTTTTGCTTGCTTAGTTCTTCATTTTCTCTTAATATTTCAGATAATTTTCTAGCCATTTTTCCTCCTTACAAATTGTAATATTCTAACAAATCTGCTGGTGAATTAAAATATTTTCCTGAAATTCCATCTTGTACTTTTGTATATGGAGAGCCATCTTTGTTAACTCCTTTTAATGGTTGCATTTGAGATAACACTTGTTCTGCTGTATATGCATTGTTATTAGTAGTATTTTCATCAGTTGTATTTTCTATAACAGGTATACTAGATTTCCTAGAGCTACTGCTAGCCGCTTTTTTTTTTTGATATTCCCATTCTTGGTTATATCTTTCATCTTCAATGGCATCTCTATTTTGCTGATATGCAAATTCTTTTTGTCTCCATTCTTCTTCTAATGCATCTAATTGTCTCTGTCTTTCCCATTCACTTAAATATCTATTATCTTGAATAGCATCTCTTTGCTTTTGATATTCCCATTCTTGAGCATATCTACTATCTTCAATAGCATCTCTATTCTCTTGATATGCAAATTCTTTATTATATCTTTCGTCTGAAATAGCATCTCTATTTTGCTGATATGCAAACTCTTTGTTGTATCTTTCATCTGAAACTGCATCTCTGTTTTGTTGATATGCAAATTCTTTTTCCCAATTGTTTTGAGCAAGCTCATTTTGTTCTTTTTGGTATAAATATTGTTCTCTATTATTTCTTAATTCATATTCTTGTGTAAGAAGTTGCATACGTTGGTTATAAATCTCTAGAGCATTTTGTGCTTTAGCTAAATCACCATTTTGCATAGCTTGGCTAATCTCTAAATCAAAATTAGCCTTCAAATTCTTTGCATTATTCATTGTCTCTGTTATGTTTTTTTGATATGTGTTATATAGATTTGATTGTGTTGTTTCTGCATATCCAGAATTAGCAAGCCCCCTACTTGCTAAAGCTTCAGCATTATATCCATACGGATTTTGTGCTTTTCTATATTCTTGATAAATTCCTCTGTTTGTTTTCTCAAGTTCTTTATCTATATCAGCTTTATTTTTTTCTAATTGCTCTACATTCATTTGGGTAGATTTATCAATAATGCTATTTTGTTGCTCTAACGATTTATCTAACATTTCCTCTTGGTTACTTATTAATTTATCTATATCTTCATATTGATTAGGTTGATTACTGTTTTCCATGCTTTTTCCTCCCTATATTCCTCTTTTCCATGTACCATTTACATTTGTCCACAGTACAGCTCTTTTCCAAGTACCACTTACATTAGTCCATAGTTTTCCTCTTTTCCAACTACTACTTACATTAGTTCGTATTGTTTTTTGATTTCCTTTTAAAGTAATTGTACATGTTTTTGAATTTGTATAGCTCCCTGCTGTTGTTAAAACAAAAGTAGCAGTTAAAGAACTACTACTTCCGTATAATTTATATATTGCATCTAATTGTGAATCTGTAAAAGATATTGCGTTTGTGCCTGTACTTACAGTTTTACTTAATATCTGTGTACTACCAATTTTCATTGCTAAACTTAAACTACTTCCGAGATGGATTAGTTATTACTACACTTGCATTATTTCCATGTTCAAAATTAGCAACACTACTGATTTTTCCTATATCAACTGTTGTAAAAGAAACACTATTACTAGCATCTCCTATAATTGTTCTATCAGAGTTTAAGGCCCTTACACGTATTGAATATGTTGTATTAGGACTTAGTCCTGTTAATGTCATATCTGGATATCCTGAGCTATTTTGCCATGCTCCATTGTTTAAACTATATTGTACATGTGTAAATAATCCACTAGTATGTGAATAATTTACTTTAGCACTATTCATGGTAATATCGCTGACTTTATTTATTTGCAGAACCCCTTTTCTCGCTATTTTCGGTAACGCTTGACTAGCACTACATGAACCACTTCCTATTCTTGATGTATCTGTATTCCAACTTCCACTTACTGATAACGTTTTTTCACCATTATTATCGTGTGCAATATCACCTGTCCATTCTGCAAGTAAAATATCTTTAGCTTGTCCAGAACTAAAATTTATACTTGCTATACTATAATCTCTTGCTGTTCCATTTATCGTCATTCTTCCTGATGTTGTATAGTTAGTATATGCATAATACGATGAACCGTCAAAACTTAAATACATCCTCACCGTTACATTACTAGTATTGTTAGCAACATTCTGTGAATTAACTGTTATAGACTGCCACAAACTATAATGGCTTCCATAACTACCTGACATGTTTCCCATCTTCTATTCCTCCTTAAAAGTATTGTATATAAATGTCTCCGTTACTTCCACCTGATGGAGTTGATGTTCCTCTTGTTATTGTTTTTTGTTTTGCATCAATTAAAGCTTTAAGTGCTTTTCCTTGTGCTGCACTTAATGCATTTGTTGTTGATGTACTTGTCAAAACATTTTCTACAGTATTTTTAGTAGCTCCTGTCGCTATTCCGTTTAATTTAGTCTTATCTGAAGAACTCATAAGACCATTAGCACTTGTTGTTGCTGCACTATATGTTGTATTATTATCTGCTCCCCAAGCTGCAGTACCTTCAGCACTCCAACGTAATATTTGACCACTAGAACCACCGCTTGGAATATGTTTATTGCCAGCGCTAGTTGGATGTGTATATTTGTTTGCTCCTGTTTCTACAGTATCGAGTTTGGTTTTCATTTCTGAAATTATGCCATTTATTGTGTTTATTGCACTATCACCTGTTAAAATTTCTCTTTCTAATTCTGTTAATATACTAATAAGTTCCTCAGTTAAAATTCCATTCAAATATTCTTTAATTACATTCGCTGCTTTATCAAATTCCTGCTTCAATTCTTCACCTGTTAATGTTGGTTTATCAGGTAGTGATTGAATATTGTTTAAATTTTCATTTAATTTTGATAATTCCATTTTTTCCTCCTACTTCTTTGTATAACCTCCTACAAAAGCCTCTAAAATTGCATTATATAATCCAAAAGGCTTATCTATTTCATCACTATAAAACTTTAAGGATACTTCTAAGAATTTCTTCTCTTTAATTTTATATAATATGTATGAATTATTCTTCGTAGTAAAGGCAAAATTTTGAAAGTCTATATTTTGAAAATCAAATCCAGTAGCTGAATACATAGATATAAATTTATTCTCGCTTCTTTTATTTGTACATTCTGCTACTTTTATAATACCATTTGGAATTGTCTTTATTTTTGCTATTCCACCCCTTTTATTTGTTGTTTTGTTTAAATTCCCATATCCGAAATTGTCCATTGGAGTAGTCCAATAGCTATTAATTATTTCTCCATTATCATTTGTACCTTCTAATACATAAATTTGCCCATTTTCGCTTCCTAAATATAATTTTTCTTTGTATGATTTTACAAAGCATATATTTTTATTGAATTGCCATAGATACCATTCATACTCATATCCTAATGCTCCTTGATACATTTGTCTATAATCTGCTAAATATATACTTCCATTTACTAAAACAATCAAATATCCTTGCCATTCTACCATCATTGACATTGAGAAATTGTTTTCATTTGTAAGTTTATTATCAACTAAACTGCTTCTATGACTTAATAATTGCTTACTAGTTATATCATTATTAGAAATCCCCTCTAATCCAGTTCTACTTAAAAATACTATATCATCTTTATAATTAATCGCTTCAGAATAACAACCTACTGAAACATTACCTTGATAGTTTGGATAAACTTTTCCTTCTGTGTCTAGTGTTGAATTGTGATAAAAAATCGTATCATTTTGTTGACTTGCTTCTTTAAATACCCATAAGATACCATTTCCTACTACAAGTGATTTTATTGCACTTTCACTTGTTCCGTCTTCATAATATGCTAAATCACTTACATAGTATGGATTATTTAAAGCACAATGGAATATTGCATTAGGATATTCTAAATTTCCTGTGAAAAATAATCTATTATCATATATCACTATAACCTTGCATTTACCAATTCTATCAGTATATCCTACAGTTGCTTTTGAATATGTGATATATACGTTATCTATACCAGAAATATTTGGTGCTGTCGGTGCTGTAGTAAAACTAACTTTTCCTAAAGTTTTATCTACAGTATAATTTGTAACAACACTATCATTAACAATAACTTCTTCAATACTATCTATATTAGTAGCATCTAAAAAATAGTCTTTTGAAGTTCCATCTGCCACAAATCCATTTTTCCTTTTAGTTTGTAAAACATTTACGTCTTGATACTTATCTCCTCCACCACTTGGACTTCTTCCAGTTGTTGTGGTTGGTATATATGCATTATCTGATACATTTTTTAATTCTCCATTGCTGTATACTAAATAATTTTCACCGTCAACTATAAAAAGCTCATCATTAAAAATACAGAATGAACTTCTATTATTTTGCATATTTTCTTTTAATAATGTTTTTTCTGCAGGGGTATCTGGAAAGTTTGTCCATAGATATAAATTTTTATTAACATGCACTAAAGCTTTATCTTTATATATATAAATTCCATTTATTCTGCCTTCAAAATCACCTAACAGTTTAATACCTGGTCTTGTTTCTATGCAGCTTCCTTGTGTATCCGAATAGTTTTTCCAAACATTTAGCGCATCTGGACTTCTTGATAGATTTACAATACTTGGGTCTGATGAAAAATCTACTCCCCTAAAATTAGAATACATTCTCCTAATTGGTGTTTTTACCATATTACAACACCCCTTCTTCTATTGTAACTGTTACAGTTGCCGTTCTTGTATCTAATGCCTGTAATCTTCTTTGGTATTCTCTTAAAAATGCTTCATAATCACTAGATGGGTCTACTTTTAAAATATCCTTGGCCACAGCCCATGGTAAAAGCATTTGTACATCTTGGTCTATCTCTAATACAAAACTATCCTTTGTTTCCTCTGTTATAACAGTTGGATATGCATAATATTCTAAAATATATTTTGCTTTTGAATCGTTTTTAATATATATTTTTTTACCTATTTTTTTATACTCTGCTAATACATCATTATTATTTTCATCTAGTGCTATAATAGACACTTGTTGATACATATTGCTTGGTAATGAATATTCTGTATATCCTTCTCCGCTATCTTCTGAATCAACATCTTTTAATACCTTTGTTTTTAATATCTTTTTGTTTTGACTTAATTCTTGATATGCTGTTGAATAAACAAGGTTTAGTCTTTCTGCTATATCTTCATCTTCTGTTAGATTGTTATTCTCCTTAGAATATTCTTCTATCAATGCTAACGTAATTTTTTTATTTTCTCCGAAGTGTCATATTATTTTACCTCCGTTTTTTTCTTCCTTGTTTTTTTAGTTGTAGTTTTTTCTTCTTTCTTTACTTCATTTCTTACAATTCTTTTTGCTCCAAATATTTCTACTTCTCTTCTTTTTAAATTTTTAATCAAGCTCATTATTTTTCTCCTCTCCACTTATATAGGATTTGCACCTATCTAGTTCTATTTAAGTGATATAAAAGAGGGAGTGTTTCTCCCTCTTACCATTAAGCTTCAGTAGCTTCTAATACAACTACTTCTGCTGGTTTTATTACTTTTGCATCATATACATGTAAAGCACTATATAATCCTTCAAATGCATTTTCAGCATCAGCTATAAATCTTGATTTTAATATTTGGTCAGCATATACGATAGCATTGAAAGAACCTGCCATACATAAATGTTTTCCTTCTCCTGTTACTTTAACATTATTAGAAACGAATAATTTCATTCCTAAATAATCAGCCCATTCAAGTCCACCTTCAAATCCTTTCATTCCTTCATTGATACCAAATTTGATACCTGCAAGCTCTAATTTTTCTTTTACCATTGGGTCTATTACTAAGAAAGCTTGTCCATGAGGTACATTTGCTTCGTCTAATTTTCTTCTTACTTTTGCAAGTAATTGAAGAGCATTATCTTCTGAAATACCTGTTCCATCAACTCTATTTATGATAGTTTCATCTTCTGCTAAAGCTAAAACATATTTGTCAGCACTGTCTTTTAATTTGTATCCACTTCTTTCAACTTGTGTGCCTTTAATATCTATTGAACTTCTGAAAGCTTCAATATCATCAATTTTGAAAGCTGTATATTCAGCTTGGTCAATTTTTAATGTAACCCCTGTGTCTTCTAAATCTTCATAATTTATAGTTCCTGTATATTTTTGAACATTTGGGTCTCCTAATGCTGGAAATGTTACTTGGTCTCCTTTTCTTTTGATTTGTGAACCTGTGTCTAATGTACAAATTCTTTTTGCAATTAGATTGTTCTCTAATTCCTTTAATACTTTTGTTGATATTAATTTATCAATACTTACTGTTATAGCCATTTGCTATTCCTCCTTTAAAATTAATTTAATCCTGCAACTTTTCTAAAGGCAGGATTATTCCAATATTTACTTATTTCTTGCGGTGTCATACTGTTAATTTTCTCTGGTGTAAACGTCTCGCTTTCTTGTCTGTTTTCACTTTTTGCACTTCCTGCTGACGCAGGCTTTTCTTTTTTATGTTCAGCTGGATTGTTTATTTTATTAAACATGTCTACTGCTTCTGTGATTGATGTGTTGTAACTTAATTTTTTCTTGAATTCTTTAAATTTCACATCATCTAGAATATTAATATCAATTCCTTTTGCTTTAAGTTCATTTTTATTTTTATTTTCCATTAAAGCATCGCAAAGTTTGTCAAACATTACCTTTTCACGAATTGAACGTTCTTCAACTGGTATTTTTGAAATACGATTTGCTTCGGATTCCATTTCTTTATAATCACCTGTTGAAACTATTTCTTTTGCATAAGCATCAGCTAAAATTTCTTCATCTCTTACATTTAAAGATGACTTATATTCTGGAATGTCTATTCCGTTAGATTTATAGAACTCTTTTGATTTTTTTATAACATCATCAATGTCTTGTGCTCCTAGTGCTGCTTGCATGATACTCTCTAATTCTTTGTATTTTTCGTTTTGTTTTTCTTGTTTTGATTTCTCTCTTGCAAATCTAGCATCTATTAACCTATCAACATCTTCTTGCGTATATTTCTTTTCTGGCTCTACTTTTTCTTCTTGAACTTGTTCTTCACTTTCGCTAGCATCAGTTTGAACTTGTTCTACTTCTTCATTTGTTTCAAGTGTTTCAGGTACACTTTCTTCTACAATTA